TCACCACAAGATGCTTTTATGAGAGCGGCAAAAGCCTTTTCAGATAATGAAGAGATGGCTGAACGTATTTATGAATATGCTTCTAACCTTTGGTTTATGTTTTCTACTCCTATACTAAGTAATGCAGGAACTAAAAGAGGTATGCCTATCTCTTGTTTTTTAAATTATGTTGGTGATAGTAGACAAGGACTAACAAGGCACTACACAGAAAACGCATGGTTGGCTTCTGTAGGTGGTGGAATTGGTGGCTACTGGGGACACGTTAGGTCTGATGGTACAATGACTTCAGGTGGAAGTCAGAGTTCAGGGTCTATTCCTTTTTTACATGTAGTTGATTCTGAAATCATGGCGTTCTCTCAAGGAAAAACTAGAAGAGGAAGTTATGCCGCTTACATGGATATAACCCACCCTGAGATAATAGAATTTTTAGAAATGAGAAAACCTAGTGGTGGTGATATACATAGAAAATGTTTAAACTTACATCATGGCGTAAATCTTTCTAATCAATTTATGGAGTTGATTGACAACTGTAAAAAAGAACCTACCTATGATGATAGTTGGGATTTAATTGACCCACACACAAAAAAGAAAGTCCGCACTGTTTCTGCAAGAAATTTGTGGCAAAAAATTTTAGAGACTAGAGTAGCAACAGGTGAACCTTATATCTGTTTTATTGATACAGTGAATGAAGCTCTACCTGAACAACAAAAGAAATTAGGATTATATGTTCATCACTCTAATCTTTGTACTGAAATTACTTTACCTACCAATGAAACACGAACAGCCGTTTGTTGTTTATCTTCCCTTAACTTAGAAAAATATGAGGAATGGAAAAGGGATACTTTATTTATTCCTGATATAATTCGTTTCTTAGACAATGTACTACAATACTTTATAGATTATGCACCCGAAGAATTATTCAGAGCAAGATTCAGTGCTAATAATGAGCGTAGTATAGGACTAGGAGCTATGGGTTTTCATGCCTATCTTCAACAACAAAAAATTCCCTTCCAATCTGCTCTAGCAAAATCAAAAAATTTACAAATGTTTAAAAAAATAAAAGAAGAAGCTGTAGCTGAATCAAAAAGATTAGCTGTTAAGAGAGGTGAAGCTCCTGACATGGAAGGCACAGGATTACGTCATGCACACTTATTAGCTATTGCACCTAACGCTTCATCTTCAATAATTTGTGGGACTACTTCTCCCTCAATAGAACCTTACAGAGCAAATGCTTATGTTCAAAAAACAATGTCAGGTTCTTTTTTAGTTAAGAATAAATATTTAGAAAAACTTTTAGAAAAGAAAGGTATAAACAATGATGATATATGGTCGTCCATTGTCTCTCGCAGAGGCTCGGTCTTGCATCTTAAAGAGCTGTCGGACTATGAAAAAGATATTTTTAAAACTGCTATTGAGATAAATCAACAGTGGATAATAGAACATGCCGCAGACAGGCAGAAGTATATATGTCAAGGACAAAGCGTAAATGTTTTTGTTCCTGCTGATGTAGATATAAAAGAGTTACATGATATACACATGTTAGCTTGGAAACGTAAATTAAAAACTCTTTATTATTGTAGGTCTGAAGCAATAAAAAGAGCGGAGTTAGTATCTCAAAAGATAGAACGTACTATTATTCCTGAAGCGGAGTGTTTATCATGCGAAGCGTAATAAAGAAAATAGAAAAACAAACAATTTTATGGACTATTTATCATACAATTCTAGTGATTGAATTGGGATTATTAATTCTAATAGAAGCGATTGAGTTATTTTTAAGATGAGTTTATTTAAAGAAAGAATATATTATAAACCCTTTGATTATGAGTGGGCTTTTGAAGCATATAATTTACAACAAAAAATGCACTGGCTACCTAGCGAAGTTCCGCTACATGAAGATGTTAGAGACTGGAATGAACGCTTAACTACTGAAGAGAAAAATTTAATTAATCAAATATTAAAATTCTTTACTCAGGGAGATGTAGATATAGCTCAAGCATATCTTGATAATTATATACCTAAATTTAAACCCCCTGAAATTAGAATGATGTTGTCTTCTTTTGCTACTGCTGAAGCTAATCATGCTCATGCTTATTCATTATTAAATGATACTATTGGAACTCCTGAGCTTACAAATTACAAAACCTTTCAGGAGTATAAGGAAATGGCTAATAAACATGACTATTTATTTAAAGATAAAGGTAAAGGAGTTGAAGGTTTAACTAGAGATATAGCTTGTTTCTCCGCTTTTGGAGAAGGCTTACAACTATTCGCTTCCTTTGTTATGTTATTAAATTTTCAAAGATATGGTAGAATGAAAGGTATGTGTCAGATAGTAACATGGTCTATTAGAGATGAGACTCATCATGTTGAAAGTATGATTAAATTATTTAAAACATTGGTGAAAGAAAACCCTAAGATTTGGACAGAAAAATTTAAGAAGAGTATCTATCAAACAGCTAGAGACATGGTAGAGCTAGAGGATAAATTCATTGATTTGGCTTTTAAAATGGGTGGTATTAGAGGATTAAAAGCAGAAGAAGTTAAAGAATATATCAGATATATAGCTGATAGAAGGTTGCTTCAGTTATCATTAAAGCCTAATTATGGAGTTAAACATAACCCTTTAGGTTGGTTAGATTGGGTATTGAATGGCGTTGAACACGCTAACTTCTTTGAAAATAGAGCAACAGAATATAACAAAGGAACTATAACGGGGAGCTTGTGGGACTAAAGTGCCCATTTTAGAAGAATAATATATGGATAAAGATTTAGTTTTACCACAAAAAGTTGATGACTTGATTAAACTTTTGAATGAACTGTACCCTGAAAAATCACCTGAAGTAAAAGATGATATGAAGACAGTTTATTTTAAAGCAGGTCAAAGAGATGTGGTAAGATTTATTAACACGTTAAAAGAGAGGATAGAAAAATAATATGTGCCTATCAGCACCAAAAGCTCCACAAGCTCCTATTCAAAGAGCAATCGCACCAGTGGTTTCTCAAGCAGTAGAGCAAGTGGAAAGACCTATTGAGTTAGTAACTGCCGATAAAGATATGAAGAAGAAAAAGAAATTAGCGTCTAAAAGAGGCAAAACGGCTCTTACTACTGGATTACAACTGAATACTGCTACATCAGATTCAGGTGCAAACATTACAGCTTAATAATTAAGGATATAAATGGCAACTAAAAAGAGCAACGATACGATAATGCAGGTCAATCCTACAGCAAAAGAACGATATTTAAAATTAAAAGAAAACAGAGAAAAATTTGTAGATAGAGCACAAGAATGTAGCGAATTAACTATCTCTTCTTTAATCCCACCTGAAGGTTTTTCAAATTCCAGTAAATTATACAATCCCTTTCAATCAGTAGGAGCTAGAGGCGTGAATAACTTAGCCTCAAAATTACTTCTTTTATTGCTCCCACCTAATTCCCCTTTTTTTAGACTATCAGTTAGCGGAAAAACAAAAGAGGAATTAAATCAACAAAAAGAATTAAAAACTGAAATAGAAAAATCATTAGCTAGTATTGAAAGAGAAGTATCTAAAAAGATTGAACAGTTAGCTTTAAGAGTGAGCGTATTTGAAGCTCTTAAACATCTAATTGTAGCAGGAAATGTTTTAACTTATCTTCCTAAAGATGGAACAATGAGAGTGTTTCCTATTACTCAATATGTATGTAATAGAGATGCTTCAGGAAATATATTAGAAATTGTTATTAAAGAAGTTGTAAGTCCATTAAGTTTAGATGAAGTTACAAGAGGTAAAGTTATCGTTAATGCAGATTACAAAAAAGATGAAGATATAGAATTATACACACACCTTTATAAATTAGAAAATGATAAATATTATATTTGTCAAGAAGTAAATGGAATGAAAATTCCTGAATCAATAGGAAATTTTACTAAAGAGCTACTTCCATACCAAGCATTAAGAATGGTACGTGTGGATTCAGAAAATTACGGCAGAGGCTATGTCGAGGAATTTCTCGGTGACTTGAAAAGTCTTGAAGGATTGTCTCAAGCACTTGTTGAAAGTGCGGCGGCTTCTTCTAAAATTGTATTCATGGTCAGACCTAATTCTGTAACAAAGAAAAGAGATTTATCACTTACTAGAAATGGTGACATTATTACTGGTAGTGCTGATGATGTTACTGTATTACAAGCTCAAAAACAATATGATTTACAAGTAGTAGAAAGAAGCATAGCTAAGTTAGAAGAGCGTATGTCTTATGCTTTCTTATTACATACAGCAATTCAAAGAGATGCTGAAAGAGTGACAGCTCAAGAAATTAGATATATGGCTGAGCAATTAGAAACAAGTATGGGTGGTGTTTATTCATTACTATCCCAAGAGTTTCAACTTCCATTAGTTAAAATACTAATGAAACGTATGCAAGAAGCTAAAGAAATCCCACCATTACCTAAAAATTCAGTTGAACCTACTATTATTACAGGAATTGAAGCATTGGGTAGAGGAAATGATTTACAAAAATTAAGAGAATTTGTGGCTGAGATAG